GTTCTATAGGACCTCTCTCGATCATCAATGATGGGGGGTTACTCTTCAAAATTTACAAAATAATTTTTTATTATTTGTGTAGTGTGTGATGGTCTTCCCTCTGCTCTCTTGATGCATTCACCCTCACTCGTGTCTATATGTATTAGCTCTGCTCCTAATCTGCGAGCTAGAGCTTCGCGCTCGCCTCTGTGTGGCAAGCCAGCCACGATGTATGCATCGTTAAATCTTCCGTATCGTGTCTTGATGATATCATATAAAGTATCGCGTATCTTAAACGCAATAAAGCGCAGCCCATCGCTGTGCTCGTGTCCGTCTTGCCCTGTGAGCATCTCATATATCATGTCAAGGTCAACGATGATATCATTATTGCTCATTCGCTCTAGTGCATATGTTGTCTTGCCGCTACATGGCGCACCATAAATTATATATATATGATGCTCTGCGTAGCCGAAGCGATTATGTTCTTCATCATGGCAACTGCTGCATAGAATCTCTATTTTATCTGGATTCAGCGATATGCTTATGTCGTTAACATTTGATGGTGTTAGTAGCACCTTATGGTGTGCATGTAGCTGTTTTATATCAGCAATGCGCCCACACCGCTGGCACTTACCGCTCTTTAATCTTAACAAGTACGATAGATCCCGCCATGCTTTTGAATGATAGAATGCATCAATCTCCTTGCAACGTGCTGGCATTTGTCGTCTCCTCTTCAACGTAAGCTTCTCCGACTTTAACAATATTTTTTGCATAATTAATATCTTGCGTGTGCCTACATCTTGGATAGCTGCAGCTATTGCATTTCTTTCTATTGCAAAGATATAGGATTGTTTTTTCTTCCATCACCACTTGTCCTCTTGCTTTTCTTTTTCGAGCTTCAAGCGCTCTTTGTTAATCTGCGTTTGATTGTTCTGGAACTCTGTTGCCTTCGTCTTCCATCTATCGCCTCTCCTATTCTGCAGCCAATAAATCATAGCTGTCACACTCGGAGTGATATATCGTTTTGTCTTCTTGCGAACGATTGTTCTGTTGCCCTCTTCGTCCTCTTCTATCTTCACAGTTTCTTCTTCAACGTAATAACCTTTCGTGAGGTTATATAAAGCCTCTTCAACCTCATCATCATATTCATCCTTGCCCTTCTTGAGAGCTTCTGCGAACTCTGGAAACCTCTTCTTCCATTCGTACAATGTGACTTTACTTATTCCAATCTTCTTAGCTATATCAATATCACGTGCGCCATTGCGAGCCATATGTTCAAGGCGCTTCAAATTGTCTTTCTTTAGCCATTCTTTATATTTGCCATTTGCCACATTAATTCTCTCCCAACTCATCAATTATCGTCTGTTCTCTTTCCGATAATTTCCAAGCCTCTTCTTTCTTGTTACTCTTTTTTTCTGCGTCTTCTTTCGCTTTTTTAAACCTTGTTGCTGCTTTGGTTGATATTAAGAATCCACCACCAAATGTGCCTGTGCCCTCTTCTCTTTGTGCATCTAATCGTCTTATGAATGCACACTCATTCTTTTTAACTTGGAACTCAATTCCATATTTTGATAAATAACCCACGGCAGTCGATGTTAATACTTCTGAAGGATATTTCTTCTGCGTTCTTTCTTTTTTCTCTATTCCCTCATTTTCACGATTCACCTCTTCAATTATCTTTTGAAGTGTTGGCTCAGATTCTATGAATATATCTCCTAAATTCGTTAGAAATGATGTGTTTACCTTAGCTCCATTTTCGTATGTTATTGTTGTATCAGTTATTATATGATTTGCTCTTGCTGTAAAGTTCGTCAAATATGGTGAAAATAGAAAATAGTCTATTTCATTTTCGTTATACCAATCGCATATGCTAGCCAAGAACGAGAATGGAGGATTATCAATTACAACACAATTTTCTGGATATTTCATATTTTGATAGTCCCCCCCGGATAAAACGCTCTGATGATTTTCCTTCCCTCGAGGTTGTATTTCTTCACAACATAATCTTTCACAGCATCGTATATATTTTGCGGAGTATAACAATCATCTGTTGTTTTATTCTTGTTTGAGAATTTATCAATGAAGTTTTCATATTCGTCTGATAAATCAAAACCGAAGTTCTCCATGTCGATTGATTCTATTTTCTCTAGCTCTTCTTCTAGTATTGTTAAATCAAAATCAGTGTTCATGGTGAGCTTATTGTGTGCCAGAATGTATGCGCTCTTCTGCTCTTCCGTTAGGTGTTCGAGTCTTATAATTTCAGCCTCTTCATAGCCTAGTTGCTCTAGTGCCACCAATCTTCCATGACCTTCTATCACAACATTATTTTCATCAATTGCGATAGGATCATTGTTGCCGAATTGAACTATACTCTCTTTTATCTGATCGAGCTGCCACTGTGGATGGAGCTTTGCATTATTCTCATTCGGTTTTATTTCTTTGATAGCGATTTTCTCTATTTTCATTCTAGCCTCTTCAGCAGTTTTTATATTTATATTAAAGCAAGAAAAAAGCGATGATGCTGAATTTTCAACACCTTCGCTCTCCCCTGAATCCTTATTATTGCACCTATACTATATCAAGTCGGATGTGTGCATTTAAATGATTTTTAGTGATTTATTTTGATTTTTTCACTATCGCTATTTTAAGGAGTTAGCATGGTTAGTTTTCTTTGCCCTGTTCTTTTAATTGATTGTCGAGCTCTTTCAGTGCTCTTCCGTGTAGTGTCAAAGTCCATCTTTTTGCTGCATTTATGGCTTTTGCGATATTATCCCACCTCTCACCTTCAATGTATCTTTTGCGCAGAATTTCTGCATATGTTGCATCACTCATTTTGTAAATTTCATTTTCGATTCTTAACCTCTGCTTCCAGAGCTCTGCAATTAATAATTCTTTCTGGTCTCGAATTGCTGCCAACTTTACTGCGGTGTTCTCGGTGACCTTACTTATTCCAGAGCCATGTGGTTGCGAATCATAGCTAACTGCTTTCACACCTAGTGTTTCTTCGATGTCTTGAATCTGTCGCTCGAGCTGCCTTATCCTTGTAATGATTCTTTTGTAGCCCTCAAGAAATTCTCTCGCTATCATGTTTCCTTCCTTTCCGCACTCAAAGTGCCTACAGCACATCCCAGATTGCCGCATTATCTTCTAGCTCCATATCAAGCTGCCTTATATCTTGCATGCGAATATATGTTTCGTTCCGCTTCAACTTTCTTCCATTGCGCCATACTTTCAACCTTGTAACAGCTTCCGTTGATATCATTTGATATTCGATGTGCTCAAGTCCTGTTACAGGATTGGTATATTTGCGCACAGACTCTCTGTCTATCTCGTAACCCTTGATTGGCTTTAGCTCATCAAGATTTTGAAATAGCTGTGATATCGATACCCATTCTCTCTTAACAACAGGTCTCTTCAAGTTGCGACTTGGTTTCCATCTCCTTTTTGTCGAATTGCCAGGATCTCTAAATGTTTTCTGCGTTTCTTTTATTAAATACTCCGCAAGCTTTCTATAATTGCGCGACTTGTCTAATGTTGATAGCCAGATGTGACCGCACTTCCACTGCCTATCAATTATTCTGCTATCGATATAGTTCATCACAACATGGTGGTGCACTCTGTGATTCTTATATTCTGTTACTGCGATATAATAAAATTCTTTGTCTAGTTTCTGATACTCCCTTCTCATTCTCTTAATCCAATTGTCAAGTTGGCGATTAGCCTCTTCAACTGTCACAATTTCTGCATAAGTTAATGTGATGTGATAGTCTCCCGGAAAAAAGTTTAGGTTCAACAATCTTGTGAGCATTTTAGTTGCCAGCATATCATTATTCTTTTTCACCGCATCAGATGTCGCTTTCTCTTTTCTTTTTCTTTTTCCCTTGTGCGGAAAGCTAGCTTTGATACATCTATCAATTACTGCTCCAGCTATGCATGTTTCTCTGATAACTCTTTCTAGCATTTTTATTCCTCTTAATAGCCCTACTGTTAATACTCTGATGAACCTTCATGGCGGATTCTCACCGCCTATTTTTTTCTTCTATATATATAATGTAAATTTTGTTTAAATTGCAGATGGCATTTGCCATCTGCGAATCTATATGAACTGTAGCTTGATTATGTGTGCTCTTTATTCTTATTAAATTGTTGCTACAGTTTCACATCATTAGTTGTTTGTTTTATTTTCTTCGTTGATGATATCTTCAGCAGTTAAAATCTCCGCTGTAATTTTGTATCTTCGCAAGTCTGTATCTTCGTGCCTTTCTTGTGCTTTTTTTAAAGCCTCTTTTTTCGAAGTTGCGATTACTGTTGTTGTAACTTCATGATGATATCTATTATCTATCGTGTAAAATTTAATATTTATGATCCATCTTGTTATGGTTTTACTTTCAACATTGTTTTTCAGAATCTCATTCAGTTCTTTCAACGATCTCGCAATATCTCCAAGTATTTCATTTTGCTTTTTATTTTCTTCTTTTATGAGCCTTTTTATAATTACAACCTCTTCAATCAGATTCATAGCATGTTCCTTTCGTTTATTTTTAACTCTTTTTCAACTTCTGCATATGCTAAAAGGTATCTTCCTAGTGCCCATATTTCTTCTTCATCAAAGATGTTCATTATTGTTTCTCTCTTTGAATATGCTGGTTTATAGCCACATTTCGTATTAATGATTAGCTGTGCAGCATCCCATGCTGTGCTGTATTTTGAAATCACAATTGATTCCGTCTTCAGTTTTTTCAGCTCCTTCAACCATGTAGCCAACTGCTCATGCTCTTCTCTGCATTCATCACAGCTTGTCGCTGAAACTTCTTCTGCATGCTTTATAGCCTCTTCAAGTGTCATTCTCTTTTACCTCCTTAAAATGGTATATCCTCTTCAGTTGCCTCGAATGCATCGGGCATCTCATCTTGATAGTTCGGTGCACTATTGCTATATGCTTCGTCTGGCTGTCTTGGAGTTCCTTGCTGGCTGCTGCCCAAAAACTCTACATTGTTTGCTATTACATCTGTTGTGTATATCGTTTGTCCTTCTTTGTTCTTGTAGCTTCCTGTTTGGATTCTTCCGTTGACTGCAACTTGCTTGCCCTTATGGAGGTATCTATCACAGTTCTCTGCTTGCTTTCCGAATGTTGTTATTCGGATGAAGTCAGCTTGCTTTTCCCTTCCTTGTGTTCCTGGTCTATCAACTGCAATGCTAAAATGTGTTACTGCAGTTTGATTGCCTGGTGTATACACAAGTTCTGGATCTCTTGTTAATCTGCCAATTAATATGACACTATTCATTCTTACTCTCCTTCATCGCGCCCATTATACCCAGGCTAAAACCTACAACAAGATCTTTACCCGCATTGTGTAATTCTTTACAATTTTTCGGATTTTTCAACGAATTTTCTTTCGAAATTCTCCTAACACTGCTCTCATTCGAATCTACTAACTTTCTATATATCGTGCTGTGTCTTCCGTATATCATGCCTATTAGTTTAATTATCATTTGATACTTCCTCGAATAACTCTGGATTCTCGTAAATGTTGCCAAGTATTTTGAATCCTTGGTCAAATTGACTCATAAAGACTATATTCCCTCTATAGTTCTTATCTATGCCTTCAAATACAAAAGCTTGATTTTTGTCGGAATATTTTGCAACTCCTATCCATTTTAAAAAGCCTACCGCTCTTACGATGTCACCCTCATATATTTCTTTTCCGTTAATATTTTTTAACCCTGTAAATTGGCATAAAATAAATCGCTCACCTTCTCGGTCAATTTCCCAACAATCCGCGTGCTCGTCGTAGAACATAAGCAGTCCATCATCTATTGAATAATTCGTCCATCTCTTAAGGTCTTTATCCCACGCTCTGAATTTTATTTCTCTCATTTTCCAGCCTCTTCATTTATAATTCATATATAGCGTTTCAGTTCTCCGCCTTGAGCATTCGGCTGTAGTTGTCTTGTATTCTTTTCTCCAGTCTTTTAACTGTTCGTTGTACAGCTCGTTTTCGTACGCAGAAATCATGATTTTACAATCGCTCTCTTTGACAATTTGCAACAGCTCCGCATGCTGTTCATCTGTCATTTCGTGAGTATATTGTTTCTTTTTTACCCTTGTGTCTTGCATGTATGGAGGGTCGATATAAATAAATGTGTTCTCTCCGTGCATGTCTTTGATTAATTTCAAGGCGTCAACATGTTCTATCTGTGCATTCTTTAATCGCTCGGCAGCGAATTGTATCGTCTCTGGTAGTTTCGCCCATGCTTTAGCGGGGTTTGGGCTCGTATCGCCTATGCCTCGCCTATAGCCTGTCTTGTAGGTGTTACCACATCCGAAGCCTTGCCAACATTTCACCGCGAATCTACGCGCCTTTTCTAGTTCTGATATAGGTTCATCATTAAATGCGTTCGAGTACTCAATTCGTGAGTATGGTGTGGCATCTATCAATCTGCTGAATTCTTCCGATTGTTCTCTAACGATCTTGAAAAAGGTATAAATATCATCGTCAAGGTCGTTTAAGATTTCGTTGTACGCAGGCTCTTTGTTCAGGAATACTGCCGCACTTCCTAGAAATGGTTCGCAGTACACTTTGTGCGGTGGTATGTGGCTCACTATCCACGGAGCTAATCGGTTCTTTGCTCCGGGATATTTCAATAGTGTTTTCATAATTTATGACTCGCAATCTTCTTTTAACCAGCGCTCTATTAGCGCTTCACACATTTCTACATCATTAGCGCAGGATTCACATTCTCTATCACATAGTGTAAATTCTGTTTCGCCATCACTTACTTTGCGTAAAAACCCAGCAAGCTGGTATGGTTCCATTTCTTGAATCATTTCATAGTTAGTCATTTATACCTCGTTCCCTTTGTTAAATTCTCCAGTTAAGAGAATGCTCAACTCATAAGCCTCCTCTTCAGTAAGAGTGATGCCGCGTGACATTTTGTCATGTGTAGGGTTCCAATCTCGTATGTCATATTTGGGATCGTTATCGTTCCAGGATACGAGATTAAGTTCCTTTGTCCATCCATTCTTGTTTTCTGAAATAATTCCAATATGTTCCTTGATTTCATAATTAATCTGATTCATTTTTCTCCTCTTTCTTTATTCTTCAAAATTCATACCTCTTAATATATAAAGGCGGCAGCTGATTGGAGTTTCTTCATGACCGATACAAGTTTGATTTGCTTATTTATAGAGGTAAATATTTGCTACCGCCCTTATAGCTTTTTAAGGATGGAGCGCAACTCCATCTATGTTGATCGCGTTTTTCTCTTCCCACTTCTCCTCGTGGGCTGTTTTCTTTTCTGCGCACTCTCGCAGTTCAATTTCCCAATTCAGATACTGCTGCGCTTTCTTTAAATCTTCTAGCCCGTTCTTTTTGTCAGCTCTCATTAGATACTTGAGCGCACAGCCTCGACAATGCTTTCTGAATCCTTCATCGCCTAGCACCGCCCTAACTACATCTATGCTCTCAACTCCGTTTAGATTTAAATCATAATGTGCTGGTGTCTTCACATTGTCATTTTCTCTTGGCATTCTCAATTCTCGCTTTCTGCCTATTCAACTTGTAATTCATTATTTCCGCAGTTTCGATGTGCATGCCATCTTTTATTTGCATCAGCATAACTTCAACATCTGCAACTTCTTCTTTGATTGCGTTGATATCGTCTTTCGCAAGTGCTTGGATCAGTTCTGATAATTCTTCAATCATCTTCATCTTCTGTGCTTTTAGCCCATAATGAGCGAGCATAAATCTTGCCATCTCTTCATTCCTTGCCTCGATATATTCTTTACTCGTTATCATCTAATCATCCTTTCCGCTGCGGCTTTTGCCTCTGCGAAGCTTGAATACTTGTGTTTCGTTCTTTTTCCATCTTTTAAAATATAAATACCCTTCGTTTCGTAGCGACTACCACCGATAGTTCTGATTGCTTTCTTCTCCGATTCAATGCGGATTGTGCTTGCGCACTTTATTGGCGCATATAGTGTTACTTTTAAATCAAGATTTTCTAAATAATCTTCGCGCAACACCTTCCATTTGATATCATTCATTACAGCTCTCCTCGATTAGTTTGTTCATAAATTTAACTCCAGCGGTAAAGCCTATTTGCAACGCATGCAACTCTTCAATTGTTGGCTGTCTCCTATTTTCTAAAATGAATTCGCTGGCTAAAAATTCAACTGATGCTCTGTCGTATTCGTCAACTTCATATATAACTTCATTCTCGTTCATTTTCTTTCTCCAGATAATTGATTTCGCCACTCCATATCTTTTTTTCCAAAGCTTCGCGCTCTTCAATCTGTGATTCGATGATTGATATAATGCCTCTG